TAAAGCCTTTATCATCTACGCCAGATTTAAATATCTGTCCATTTTTACTTACATAACATGGTAATGCCCATCCAACCTGTACGTCAGAATGTAACACCATTGCATTACGTGTTCTAAAATTAGCCATGTATTTCTTAAACGCTTTAGCCAGTGCCGCTGTCGTGATTAAATGTCCCTCACGATCTACTAGCTCTACTGAGGCAGGGCCACCAATTACATACGAATCATTATCTGTAACACCCATCTTATCAAGAGCTTTTTGATATTCTGGTTTATCTGGATAGACCCTCTTTAAAGTTAACATTTCTGCTGGTGATGCTATCCCAGCTTTATAAAGTCGTTTGTATTCATTAAGGTCTGATTTAATAGCATCTAAAGTTGTTCGACCATCTAGTGCTTTCTCTAGGAAAGAAACAGGTTGGTCATCTTTTTCATTAGGAATAAAATACTCTGAGTTAATCCAGTTTTCAGGACTTGGTAAATCCCCAACTGGAGTTTCAATAGTTTTTGTTGTCATTATTTAAAATCCTGCAAGTCCCCAAATAACCCCAGAAACTGTTGGTGTTCCATTAGCACTTACTACTGAAACATTATTTCTGAAGTCTATAGGGAAATTAGTTTCATATGTGGCTCCAGCTAATACAGCAATTCCTGTGCTAGAACTAGCTGTAGTGTCAAAAGCTACATATACAATTTCATTACTTGTGCTTGATTCATTCTTTATTGTAATACCTCTAATCACTGACATATCAGGGCGTTTAATTGATGTGGACGCATTTGCTGTGCCTGTCCATTCATAATTGATTCCAGAAGCACCATCTACATAAGTGGAAACTGCTGCTGTATCTTCTCTTACCTCAAACATGATTTTGTCAGCGTAAAAGTTAATATTGTGTTGAGCTTGTGTAGTTAAATATAATCTGTATGCAGCAGCATCTGTAGAACCTGGTATTGCATATGAAGCTGTTACTCTAGTCCAACTAGTTGCAAGGCTACTAGAACCTGATGTTGCTAATACTGATGTTCCAGCAGCATCTCGAATTTCTAATTTAACTGCACCAGAAGCTGATGCTCCTCTGTGTTCTAATTGTACAGATATATGTTGTGGTTCAACACTAAAAGGTAGCGTTGGAGATTCCCAGTACCAACCTTCACCTGCGTCTGAGTTTGCAGGATTTGCAAGTAAGGAAGCTGTCCCAACGGACTGCTGTCCTGTATCTCTTGAAATAGCACTTCCAGTAGCTGTAAACATGCTTATTGTGCTAGATTCAACTCTTGGGTTTGTTACCCAGTTTGTAGCTACTTCCCCTCTGGCAACAGATTTTAAATTGCTTGCTGTTGTAGAGAGAGCACTTCTGAATGGAGTGTACTTTGTATATGGGTGAACTGATCCTCTTGTTGAGCTATCTATTTCCCATCCCCTTGCATCAGTATGTCTTTCGTTTGCCATATAGTTATACTCCTATTATCCTTTATTCATATAATTTATGAGAGCTACAAAGCTTCCCATAACTGCTGAAGTATGAAGAACTAAGACCCCTAGTGCGATAAAAACAGATTTTCCACCATATATCTTGCTTCTCCACATTCTCAGTTCATCTAAATTAGTATTGACTTTTTCTATAGAACTACAGATGGATTCATTTAATGAGTTCTGACTTTCAATATAGGTGTCGAGTCTTTCCATATATATGGCTAAACCTATTTCCGTATTTGCCACCTGTTGAGTCATAACCTTCCTTCTGTGTTTATTTTTAATTTGATTTACCCCATTAGGGGGGCCCTAGATAAACTAGAAACCCCCCAAGAAATCTAAACTCTATAAGATTATGAGTTTAGATCAGCAATTTTTGCTTGAGTAAAGATGTTAGTACATCTTAGCTCTGCCATAGTGTAAAGTAATCCTCTTACAACTAAAGCATTAGCAGCGAAGAAGTCACGATTTTCAACGTACTGAGTAGGTTGAGCTACTGCTACTTCTAGATAATCTGTGTCTAGAACATATACGTTTGAACCAAGAACTCCGTCATTTGTTGCTACGGACTTCGCACAGTCAGGGTCTGGAAGTATTGGAATTCCTTGATAAGTAGCTAGAACTAGACCAGTTCGAGTTCCTGGGAAGGTTCTCTCTGATCCAACTCCTACTTGGAACTCTTCTTGACCAAGGTACCGCTGATTACTGTTAAGCAATCTTTCAAGGTTGAAATACTGGTCATGTCCCAAAAGTATCAATTTTGGTTCCCCGCCGTTCTCCCGAATTTTTTGAATAGCTGTGTCTATTAAAGTAAGTGACAATGCTCTACCAGTACCTGAGTTGTATGATGCAGATGCTGCAGCGTTCCAAGTACCTGAAGTACGACCACCAATAGTTAAGTCATACGCTCTGGACCTAGTTGTCTGTCCACCAACTGTTGCACCATCAACAGATACGATATCGTCAATGGAAGTCATTCCAGCACGACTATAAATGTAAGCTATGTCACCATCTGCGAAAGTAGTGCCAGAAGCTACAGTTACAACACCAGTTGATGTATTTACTGCGGAAACAACAGAACCAGATTGCCTGTCGTGACCAGATGCTGAAACGTCATATTGTGCCACTGCGTCACCAATTTTAAAGTGCTTTGCAATTGCTGCTGGAACTGTAAATGAAGTTGTTGCACCAGCGGAAGTTATATAAGCAGAACCAGCAAGTAGCTCTTCGTTAATTTCCTTCGTATGGTCCAACTGAGCATTTTCGTTCTCTAGTGCTAGTACATCGCCTACGCCACCTTCCATTTGGGCGGTGAACACGGACTTCACTGAAGCACCGAAAGTTGTTGAAACTATTCTTGGTAGTGAACTCACAGTGGCGATATTAGAAATATCTACTGTAGGTAAGCTACCTGTTTCTGTTACAGGTCGTGATCTTCCGCTCCCGCGATCCGTACGGACCCTCCAACCAGCTGTATTTCCCCACACAGTACGTGGGATTGCATTGAAGAAACGAGTTTGGTTGTTTAATGCTTGCCAAACTTTTCTTCCATATGTTGTATTAAAAATACCTGTAGCACTATCCACAGTAAAGTAAGACTGTTTTTGCAGGTATTCATTTCCGAATACGCTGGAATACAATCCACGTTGTGACTGTGCTAGATATTCACTTAAACTAGGGTTAGCCATTAGCTTTTTTCCTCCATAAAATTATTATTATTTATTAAATTTAACCTAATAGTTCTCTAGGAACTCCGTCAGTGTTGCCTTGTTCGATTTGATGTTGTAAATCTCTTAGCTGTTTGTAAGACATACTAGCTAATTGATCTGCTACATCTTCACCATCTTTGGCTTTAACGATTGGAGTATTATCTACACCAAGTCCTTGAACGATCTTAGGTGCTTTAAGAGAAGTTTCCTCACGGAAGCCCATCTTGCGTAAGCTTTCTTCAGTACCTGCTTTAATTTGTTTCTCAATTGAAACTTCTTTTTTAGCAAGTTGCTTTGTAAGCCTAGCGATTTGCTTCTTCATGTTTTCTATCTCTTCGTCATCATCGTCCCCATTTTCGTCCTTCTCCATGTCCTCTCCATCCTCTGGGATGTCGATTGCTGCTTCGTCATCTTCATCATCCTTATAAGCCATTCCCCCAGCTTCTATTTCCTCTTCCTCTTCTTCATCTTCTTCTTTTTTCAAGCTTGCTGCCTGAATTGTATTTTGCTGCTCTGCTATATCCGTAGTAAGATCAGCGTTCTCTGAACTATCGTCTGCATCTGTAGCGGAACCGCCACCTTTTGCAGGCCTGTCATCGCCACTTACATCCATTCCAACCTCATTTTTCATAACAGAAAGAACTTCCCTAGCAATTGATTTAACTAGTTCAGCTTTAGCTACAGCATTTTTAGCTTCGGCTTCAGCTTCTTCTTTGTCAGCCTCTTCTTTAGCTAGTCGTGCGTCCATTTTTTGAAGCACTTCTGCCACAGCGGCCAAAGCAAGAGAATTTCCCTCTAACTGTTTTTCGATGTTTCCATCAGCCATAAAACCATACCTCCTAAAAGATAAACTTATAATTTTTTATCCATTCTAGAGGTTGGTCTTAGCCATCCGACCTACAAAATAGAATTAAATATAACGTCACAAAGTGACGCCTTGTTTAATTATACTAAGAAGTAGGGAAAATCCTAAAGGATTATAATATGATTATATGTTATCTGTAGTTTCTGGAATGCCATTAGAGTCTAAATACAACATTTCATTCCTAAAATCATATAAAGGAACTTGAATTAACTTCTTTAATTTCTCGCATTGATTGCCTTCTGGCATAGAAGCTTCTACTAAATCAAGGATTCGTCCAACCATCCTTGAATGTTTGGCTATAATATATTCTTGTGTTGCTGTAACTTTACTCACATCTACCATATTCCTCTCCTCTTAAATTCTAAACTCTTGTGACATTAGCCAACCCTTAGACCTGTCCATTGAAAGTCCTACAGGCTTAAATGTTACTGTGGTTTGTTTTAAACGTAATTTTTTTGGTAATATTTCTTGTAATTCTTTGGGTTGTTTTTTGTAAACCTGTTCCCAAGCCTTTTGCAACCATGGTCTAGGTCTGGCATTAGTTGAAAAGTCTTTGGTATACCATAAATTCCTCTTTTTGTTTCTAATAGGCTTAAAACCAGGCTTAAATGTTTTTGTATGGGCTTTTACAGTTGTTACTTCCCCAGATGGTAATCTTCGTGGATGTCTGGGAACTTGCATTACATATTGTTGATCTGTTTTTTGACTTTGACCTTGATGTAATTGATAAGCGTAAGGTACATTATATTTAATTAAAAAGCCTTTTCTAGTCATAGTGAGTTTTGCTGATCTTCTTAAATCACCTGTATTAATAGGTGAAGTCTTTGTAGCTATATCTAAAGTTTGCGAACCTAACTCAGATATATAAGATTCAAAATCTTTTTTAAACTGCAATTCTAATTGTTTAACACTTGGACCTGGCATACATCTAACCTCATTAATTTATTATACTTTGTATATCAAAGTTTTCATTTAATTAATGAGGACCAATTAGATGGTACATTATCTAAAAAGGTATTTTGTGAATTATCGAATCTATTTAAGTAAATTATTTCCTTGCCTACATATCCATATTTAGGATGGTAATATAAAACGATCTGTTTAGGTTTTGTAGCTGCGTGAAGTCTTTGCAACGCAAATTCGTCTGGACCTTTTAGACAGCCAGCAATATGTAATTCACCAGTTCCTATATCAATTTCGTCAATTCTGTGGAAGTGACCAATTATAGCACTGTCAAATTGAATTACTTTATTATTACCATCAGTTTCTAAGTTCACATTATTTTGATACTGCAATACACCTCTTAAAGATGTAAGTGCTTTTGCAATAGACTGGCTACTACCAGCACCTGAAATACTATCCCCATGCATTATTAATACTGTGTTCTTATATACTTCAAATGTATTTATAAAACTCTTTGGAATATCAAATGTAATATTCTTTTGACCTTTACAGAAGGTGGCTATCCATTGGTACATCATAAAATCCCAATCCATATATTTGTCTTTCATCGGGGGTTTACGAGTCATACGACCATGATTACCTACGACGCAAGGTACATGAATTTTCTTAAAGTGTGGTGCTAGAAACATTAAAGCTTGAGCTAATAGGTTAGCTCCTCTTATCATCTGTTCCATGCAGTTGGCAATATTTGATCTAGCTAACTCCTCATGGATATCTCCTGATATCATATCACCTAACATTGGAACTATTAAGTCGTCTATCTTTGCAATGTTACGCCTATAGTTAACCAGATTTAATAATTGATAAGCCCAGCCATATAGTCTTTGATTAAATACTGAAAAGTCATATGTGTTTAAACCTATCATCTGCTCAGCATTAACTGATTCCCCTATATGAGTATCTGTTAGAGGTGCTACTACAGTTTGAGGATGCTTACCAGTAAACTTACCCTTAGGAGATTTATAATTTTGAATAGCTACAGGTTTAAATACTGAAGTAAGATTGTGGATAGTGTCTATAATAACTTCTTTTTTAACATTGTCTTTAAGAAGCTGCCGATATAATTTTCGGTACAGATTAGCTTCACTAACCGCATGAGCTACTTTTTTATCTAATCTTATTTTATCGTTTGGAAGTAAGGGAACTGATTCGTCTATTGTTTCCAAGTCCCCTAGTTGACGATCGTGCCATCTTTGGATCGTTGTTCTGTGGACTTTGATGCCGAACTGTTCCTCTATCGACTCCGCTATCGAATCCCACGTCCACCCCTCTGAACGTTTTCTTGTTATCTCTAAGCGAACCTCTTCTGGAATCATAATTCCTCCTTATCTTTAAGTGAATTACTTTTCCGCATACTATACAATGAAGTGCCTGATCCTCGTCTATGTACATTCCACCTTTGCATTTAGGGCACAACTTGCTATACATATATAAAAGTAATTCTTACCTATTCTTCTGTTTTATCTTCTTCAATAATTGGGTCCTCTACCACTTCTTCCACCACCTCGTCATCTGAAAGTTGACCTTGTTCTTGGTCTAAATCCGCTCCTCTTTGTAATGAATCAGTATCTACCCCACCAGAAGGCATTGCTAATTGGACATTTAACCCTGCTGGAGCTGTTGTAGAAGCTAGACCAGTTGGGGTACTAATATCATGGGCACCTGCATCGGTCTTATCTTCTTCATCTAAAGCCCTAATTCTTTTTTGTTCGTCCTCTTGTTCTTGCCCAGATGTTTCACTAGGCTCTGCATCAAATTCTGAGGGTTCACTATCTATTTCGTCTAGGGGTTTTAAGTCCTTCTTTTTCCAATCTATTCTAGGAACTTGATCATTCATATCTGTTCCGCTAGATTGTTGTCTGAAGGCAGTAGGGGATTCTTTTTTAAATTCTTCACTAACCCATTTTATTAAATTTAAAACAAAGCTTTTATCTTGTTGTGATTTTTCTACTTTTTTAGATTTAATTTCTGGGGTGTTATCATTTATAAAATCTGCAAGTCTATGTATTCCGCTGGTTTTGTCTTTTTTCTTTTTCTTTTTACCCCCGCCATGTGTTGGGGTAAATATCCCTGCGTCGGTTGATGTAAAAACAGTTCCTCCACCATCTCCAAAACCTCCGCCATCACCATTTTCTTTTTTAATATCAGTCATAATAATTCCTAGTTTTCTGTTTCGTCTGAAACTGTGGATTTATCTTCTTTCTTAGTTATAGTTTTTCTTTTGGTAATCCTATTAGTAAATTTAGCTTTCTCTATATGTGTTACTCCAGATGGAGATAATTCTGCTACATAATCTGTATTGTTTTGTACAAACCACATTTTAGATAAATCTTCACTAACTTCTTTTATTACTGGACTACTAAATCCTTTTTCATTTAATGATTCAATCCAAGATTTAGATAATGTTAATTCATTTTTATTAGCTCTAGCTTCTGCATATTCATCTATATCTCGTTCCTCGTCAGGATGTTTGTCAGCCCAGTTAGGTGTTACCCCACCAGTTCTACCTTTAAACTTCCTTTTATGTTTTGGAATGGATAATTGAAGTTCTTCATCATCCAACATTTCTTCAAAATCTTGCTCTTGTTGTTGTTCTTCTTCCATTTGCATTTGCTGTTTAGTTTGCTCCAAACCTAATGCTTGCTGTTCAGCATCCATTTTAGCTTTTTCTACGGGTTCCCCACTAACAATAAAATCAGCGTCCCAAATTGGGACATCTTGTTCTTTTAATTTAATGTCAAAACCAAGCTGAGCAAATTGATTTACAATTTGAATCTTCTGCTGTGCAAATGATAGACGTGTATTTTCAGCCTTCTCCTCTGGTTGTGGTAATGCTATTGCATAATCAGTAACATTAAACGCCTTTAATAGTTGTGGAAAGACCTTCTCCGTAAATAAACGCTGGTCACCCTCAACGACTCTGCTCATGACCACTAACTGCTGTGTTTGACTAGACATACCACCAAAAGCATCTGGAGCTCCCTGCCATGCTGGAGTAACGCCCCACATAGCTGCAACCCTTTCTCGAATTTCATCTTTAACTGGTAGGTAGTCCATCTCCTGAAGGGTGTGGAATAACCTAACCATATCAACTCTACCTCTTTGGTTTCTAGCAGATACAGCTACCATTGGGATGTAGTTAGGGTCTAATCGTGTTTGAGCTGCAATGTGTTCTCGTTCCCTACGTAATGACTCAGGATCATCTGTAGTTACCATTAACATACTTGCAGGAGTTTTTCTTTCAAAGAAATACCTATATAAGTTTTTATCCATACCTGTAAGTGTTAGAGCCTTTTCAAATATAGTTAGTATTGGACTCCAACCATATGTTTCTGTAGGACTAAATTTGCTTAAATGTATAACCTCTGCATCTGTTAAATATATATGTTGATTGCGATGATAGTATTTATACATAGCAGGTATTAATTTAAGGTCACAATCATCCTTTTCACAAGTCCCTGGTACATCCTCTACCTGCTCTCTGTGAATAGGGCAAATAAAGTGAGAGTTTTTAGGTAAACCAGCCGTATCTAAGTCAAATTCGACTAGTGCTGGGTTTAATCTTCTTATTTCTTGTAACCTTGAAGATACTTTACCATTACCTAAATCCTTATATTCTTTAGCTAGGTATAGGAACCCATCATCCAAACTGTTTACATCAAAATGAAATTGCCTGAGTACTTCCTCCATACTCTGATCAAATACGTTACAATCAC